ACTTTTTCTTCTAGTTCATATATAATATTTTTAATTTCTTCGTTCATCTAGTATCTCCTTTATTAGTTCTATCCATATCTTTGCTGGCATAGTTGCATACCATTCGCCGACATCTCCTTTGCCTATCCGTTTGTGTATTACTGCACCTGTCCAGGCTTTATCATTTTTAATTTCTACTTCTAGTTCTTTTACCCAGGCAGATAAATCTAAACGATAATGATTCTTTACTTCTATAACTACACCGTTAACTCCTGCTATATCGCCCTTGTCTAACTGTGAGCCTGCGATTCTACGCTCTGCATAAGGAAACCATTTCTTTAACCATTTAACTACATCTGCTTCTGCCTTGGAACCTTTTGCTTTGCGTGGATTACTCATCCCAACTCCTGTTGTTGTGGCATATAACGAATCATAACATCATCTAGATGCATAGACTCTGGATTAAATGAAAGAGTTACATAGTTGTTTCCTGTTTGGTCAGCCCTACCATAACGGTTTTTAACTGGGGCTACACACAAGAAGTTGTCATCTCCTTGTTTCATCTGCCCAATAGTTAAGACCATTGCTGGTATCTGGTTAACTAAACCTTGAATAGATGACCGTGATTGACAAGGGTAGCCATCAAATCCTTCTTTAGTATGATGCAATACAAGCACTGCTGCGTTTGTATCTCTGGCTAGATACTTGAGTTCTTTCATTGCTGCTCGCATACCTTGGAACTCTTCGTGTCCATCCATTGCTATATCCATTAGGTTATCTACAACTATAAGTGTAGGACTTCTACCCCATACTGTTTCAAATGCAGATACTTCTTCATCTAAATCTTTTAATGTAGGTGTAGATTCAAATGACCAGAACAAATGATTGTTTAATAATAGTATCTCGTTTGCTTTGTCTGGGTCTTTCTTTAGTAAGTTCTCTGCCATTGCTTGGCTCATATTACCTGCCATTGCAATTAAACGCATAGCCATAGTATGAGCATTAGTATCTGCGCTGAAGTAAAGTGTTGGCAGTTTAGTTCTGGCTGCAATTGCTAATGCAATTGATGATTTGCCTGCACCTGGTGTGCCTGCTATGACCGTTACTTCTGCTCTGCGTAGTATGATGCCTGCTCTTTCAAATGCCTGGAAAGCAGGGGGCAATGGTTCGCCCCCCACCTCGGCTTTTTTAATTGAGCGCTTAAGTGTTTTCACTTAACCTGGTCTGGAACGAATGTGTTCCAGGCTGAGTCGCTGGTTTTTAGATAAACATTTTTACATTTATCAAATGCACCTTTTGGTGCTGGGCAGAAATAACCACGATACATAGAACCATCTTTACCTGTTCCTTGTATTGCTGTCATCTTTCCATGTGGACAATTGCGTCCACCAAGCGTAGTAGTTGAGTTATCTATTGGACTGATACTAGCGCCTAGTGCTGATGCAACTTGTCCCACTGTCATGGGTGTTGGTATTGCGCCACGGATTGCTTTCTCAAGTTCCATTGTGGCTGATGTGATTGCATCTAATCCTTCAGCAACTATTGTATCTAGTTCTGTTCCGTTTTCTGCACGGACTGTTACTAAACTACCTGCTGCTGTTTTGATTGTGATGCTGATTGGTGCTTCTGAGTGAGACACTATTTGTTCTCCTGTTCGAACGGATAGGATAGACCTTTTTGGTCTCTCCATTTTCTTGCTTTCATTGCGAATTGTAAACCTTTAAAGCCTTCATTGATGTTAACCCACATTAACTTACATGTACCTGTTCCTGCAGGTAAATGTATAATGATTGCTTTATCTTTGTTTACTTCTCCCCAACTGCCACGGGTTGCCGTAGCCGCATCATACGGCAAGCCGTTGGCGTATATAGCCAACTGTATTGCTATGTTATTAGGATGGTCTACTCGACCTGTCTTAATATCTGCAATAAATAACTCACCGTTATACTCAACAATTCTGTCTGGTGTGCCAGCAATTTTAAATTTATCTAACACACTAAACTGTTCTATGAATTTCTTGTTGAGAATCTTAGTTGCTTGTTCATATGCTTTGATATCTGGTGCCCATTGTGGTGGTATGATACCTAAGTTCTGTCCTAAATCTAATCGTTCTGCAAATGAATGTATGGCTGTACCTATATTGGCTGCCTTGTTTGCACCTGCTACTTCCATAGCATCTTCAATCAAAGAGTTGACTGCCATCTTATCTTCTTGTGCTGCTGTAATGGATAACAATATATCTGGGCGTGTAGTTAAACCTATTGCTGCCATCCGCATTTTCCAGGCTACCAATGCTGATGCATCATCTAATGAATTAGCAATAGTTGTTGCTCTTGTATAGGCAACTGGCTTACCACCTGATGGTGGAACTACTAGTGGTCTACCGTATCTATCTCTATCTATTTCTACTCTGGCCATTGTTCTCCTTTATGAGTCGCCCCTGAGAAAGGAGATAGCCGAAACCAGGGGCACTCAAGATTAGTATATCACATACTAGGATTCAGCATGTACCGACTCTACGGTAATGTCGTCTACCCACATGTCACCATCTTCAGTAAAGTTAACATCAATATTATCTTTGATGATATCTTCTACTGCTTCTTGGTTAGGACCTTCTATACCTGTAATCGTGGCTGTGATAGTTACTGTTGCTGACCATGATTTAGTTAGTTCTTCACTACCTATGTTTACGAGTAGGTTATTGACATCATCTACTTCGCATACAATTTCATAGTTATCTGTTTCATATCTAGCCTGAAAGAATTCTCGAACATCAAACCTAGCACTCTTCAACTTGCGTTCAATCTGTGCTAGTTCTATCTTTATAGAATTAACTGATTGTACTAATTCAATCAGACCTTTTTCTGTATATACATGGGCTGTTCCATCTACTTCTACTAGTACTGATGGCCCATCTATATCATTCTTGTATTCCATTTCTATCTCCTATTCTTGTAGTAACCACGGGTCTAAGTGGTAACCTTCCACAATGGCGTGGGCAGGCGCTGAACTCTGGCCACGCCAGAGAACTCCACTTGGTAGTTCTATCATTCTATTATAACATTCTTCATTACACGCTTCAATAGCGTATATACAAGGTTGCACCATAGATACTGGAACCATTGGATAATGGTTGTGTCGTAGGTGTAGTTTAATTTGGTATTCTAAATCTGTATCAGAACTGGCTAGTTCTGTAGCAAAAGTTCTACCCATTATCTTACCTTGATTGATGTCTGTGGATGAGTAGCACCTTCTGCTTTATCACAATCATCACACCAATATCCATATAGTCCATTGGCAAATAATGATTCTGATACTACTCTTTTTTCTTTTCTACATACATTACATTCTTTAATCATTAGACACCTAGCAATTCTAATGCTTTGGTCTTGATGTTATCACTAGCACCAGACATAGCACGCAATGCTAGGTTCTTACCCTTTGCATTGTAGTCAGCCCATTCTATAACTGCTTGCCACATACCAAATTCTGTGTTGCGTATGTTCTCCTGTGTTGGAGAGGCAGCATAGATATTGAATGCTGTTTCTCTGGCTTGCATTGCACGAGTATATTGTTTCTTTTCACCTGTAGATAGTAAGTCATATCTAACTTCTTCTATCTTAGTTGGTAGTGGGAACACACGCTTGAAGTAATTCTTTGCGTGCTCGTGGCTTGCTTCTCTGGCCAGTAATGTATCTGCTAGTGCTGTGTAATCAGTAGCCATATCATAACTTAACTTAATGATATTACTAATCTCTGATACTGATAGTACTGCATTAGTTGTATGGCTTAACTGATAAGTATACTTGTTCTTACCTTTGTATATCTTATTGATTTGATTCATACAAAACAAACGCTCAATGATTGGCCTGATGATTACTGAACTACTACCATCGTGGCTAGTCTTGGCTAGTAAGAATGCAGCATGTGGGTCGTCGGCAATAGTCATTTGTAATGGCATCTCCATTAACATCCAGACTTTACCACCACCATCATACTCACCTGCTGCTGCATATCTCATACCACCAGAATCAATTAAACTATCTAGTGCTCCAAAGATTTCAGCATTTTGAAATACTTTATAGCGATTACCAACTACACCTATTGCTGATGTCTCACCAAATGGTGTGGTTTTAATAACTGCTTTCTTGTTTTCTACTGGTATACGATTAACTGTATCGCTACCTGGAACTACATAGTTTGCTTCTATGTCGTGTAAAGATACTGACCAGTCTAGTCCTGCTTGACTGGCTACCTCGCTGGCTGATGTAGCCTCTACTGCTACACCTGCTTTATGCCACGCTGCTTTGCGTGCTGTTCCATGTATAGTATTAGTCGTCATTGCTATCTCCATTATCTATTTCATATATAGTATCAACTACTTTTGGATGTAAATGTTCTGCCATTTTTCTTAACTCAGATGGTGGCCATTCTGCATCAAACACTTGGCGTAATAATTGAGCCAAAGAATAATTTGGTTTAGCATCAAGAATTTTATTAAGAAATTCTGATGCTTGTTCTCTTTCATCTATTTGATATAAGAATCCACAAAATATTGTGGCTAATGGAATTGCTTTTTCTTTTACAATTACATTACCAAGTAGTTGTATGTATTCACCTACAAATTCTAGGTCTGTTTCTAATTGAACTCCCATTAGAAAGTCACGGATTTGTAGGTTCTCATTAGTAGCAATGGCTACTTCTGCTATGTGTTGGGCTGATGGTATAACTCCATCTGCTAACTCATCAATTGCTACACGAATATCCTCAACGATACGGACATTTACATCACGGTCATTAGGATTGTATCTACCTTCTTGATTAATCAACTCGGACTTTACTTCTTCACGAAGTGTATCCACTATGTTGCTGTCTATCACTTTATCTCCTTTGTTAGGGAGGGCGCTGCGCCCCTGTTGGCGGGCGCCCGACTTGCTTACAAGTATTGGGCTATTGAATTGTAGGTAGATGTTGATACTGTTTCATCATTAGTAAGTTTAAGAATACGAAGTGCATTCTCAATCTCATCTACTGTGTCTTTGTATGTATGTGCAGCCATGACTTGATATGTACGCTCAGGTTCTTTAGGAAAATCTTTTTCACTTACACTTAAATCAAAGTCAACATTAAGTGTTGATGCCCAACCACGGTAATTGGTGCGTAGATTTTCAGCCTTTGCTACATTATCCATAGCAAATTTTATAACTTCTTTTCTCCATTTGTCCATAGATTTTTGGTACTTGGCTTCAAGTTCATCTTGTATTTTATATTCAGCCTTGATAACTGTTAGTCTATCCTCTAATGCTTTGATTACCTTGGCTGTAGGTATCTTTACATTAATTGTCCTGCCATTTCCTCTTGCCATTGTATCTCCTTTGTTAGTTGGTTGTTTAGTACCATCCTTTTGCTCGCCAATGTGCCCAAGCAATTGATGGTTTCTCGTAGCGATGTTGGATATACACCAGTCCCCGCTCAATCTGAAGCGGGGCTGGTGTTCCTGGTTTAGTATTTAATACTTGTGCTATGCCATACGCAGTAGACTTGGGGTTATCTGCAGTATGTTTCCAGCCTGATTCTTTACCCCAAAGTTTTGCAAGGGCTGACCATTCAGACCTGTTCCAGTGTGGGTACTCCCACTTTAGTAAGGCTTTGGTGTATGCCTTTGCCATTCGTGGTGTCCAACTGTAGTTCTCTATGCAATTGTTTTGTATCTGTGTGGCTACTGCTGCTGCCAATGATGGACTTGGTAAGAATGGCGTTGATAAGAACGCCATTAACCAACTCAGATATTTTGCTAATAATTTCTTCATGTGATAATCCTCCATACGATATATCCAAAGAGTAAGAGGAATGTCCAGGTTTGTGATGGCGTAAGGTATGCATTTGCAAATAATTGTTCAATCATTTCACCCTAACAATCTCTTGGCTGTGTTTAATACCTGTGTCAAATTCTAGCACTGTCCATTCTTCTGGGTCTTCAAGTGCCTCATCACCTGCTGTGTCTACATTTACATGTGTAGTTCGGCGCCTAACTTTTGCCATAATCCACACGGTATGCTCCCATACTGGTGTATCTTCTTCAAGCATTGGATTCCTCCTCGTTTTTTAGCAGGTCATTTAGAGTTGGTTCTGGGGCTACCCATATTCTATCTGCAACTAGTAGTTCATCATATACATCTAATAGGTCAAGCATAGCAAGGGCAAATGCTTCTTTAATTTTTAATAGTTCTTCACGGCTACGCATTGGTTTCTCTCCTAGTTCTGTTGTAGTTGTTTCTAGTTAAGCGTTCAATGTGCTGGTCTTGTAGTCTGATTATATAGAAACAATAGCCCAATGTAAATAGGCTTGCGGTTAGGGCTATCATAATACCTATCATTGTTCCTGTGTCTAGATACATTATTTGTTTTCCTTTGTTGTTTCTTGATGTTCTGCTTCCCACTGTAACCAGGTAGTTAGTTCTTCTGGTGTTAGGTCCCTACTCATGCTATCTCCTGTTCGACTCGTAGTTATCCAATGAACCTACTTTGCGGTCCCATTAAATAAAAAAAATTTTGGTGGCAAGGTGAGGCACTAACCCCACCTTGCCTGTTGTTATACTATCTTGTAGTTAAATGGTATGCCACACCATGAATATGTCGTGATAGACACTTCACAATTTAGGCAGCCCATATACCTATTGATTTGATAATGGCATTTGTTACATACCATTGCCCATGATGGAAGAGTTAGATAAGCGGTTAACTCATCTGGCTCAAACATAGGGAAGACATGTTTGCCTAGGAATAACCAACTAGGAAGACGATTAGTTATATCATATATACCTTCTAGGTATTCGCCATCACGGTTAGTCCATTGGTGGCTGAACCCCTTCTCATCAGGTATATCTATAGATAGAGCAGGTTCTGACTCCTGCTCACATCTATTAATCTCTTGAAGGTTTAGTGCTGATTCGCAACTAGAACCTTCTTGTTGTAGATTACATTCTACGCAATACTCCTCACGAGAATCCAACTGAGTGGCTGGATTCTCATGGGAGCATGAGAAAGACTGCGTAGAAGATGACAAAGCAAATGATGTCATCTGCTGGTTGTTAAGCCAGAGTGAGTTCTGTGACTACTAGGTTGTCATACCAAGTGCCAGGTTTTTTGCCAGCCTTGGTTTCCATGTAACCACGGATGTTAACCACTGCGTCTTGAGTATCCACAAGATTTTTGCGGATAAACTCAAGGTGGTCAGGGTTAGCAGTAGTGACGATGCGTGAAGCAACAAAGACGGATTGGTAGGAACCGTCAGGTTGAGCAACTGCGCGGGTATCAAGGATACCAAGGTTGAAACGGGACTTGTTATCCCAAACCTTGTTAACCTTAACATTCTCAAATGAGAATGAGTTCATGATGTTATCTCCTTTACACTAAGGGACTTTTCCCCTAGCAATCAGCGCAGGGGAAAATCCCATGCGGTAACCAGAATTTTTCTGATTACAAAAACCAGACACATCTGCCAGAAGGGAATTGTCAAGCAGCCTTTCCGCTTGACAAGGAATGAATGGCTGACACAAAACTAAATTATCTGAGGCGCCAGAAGTAGGGGCACTGCGCCGAAGACTGTAGTCCTACCAGCACGCTTCTATTCAGTATAGTAGGTAACGGCAGCAGACTATGGGTCAACTCGTATTGACCCCAGGATGTTTAATGGAGAGTAGAAGCAGTATATGTATCTCTGTAAAAGATTTTCCCGTACAGTGTTCACAGTCCTTTGCTATACCAGTATGTCCTATTTTGTACTATTTTTGGGCAGACTATAAAAAATAGTTGGGCCAAAAACGTCCGTTTTGGCCATTTGGACAGGTTAATACTATATAGAGGCTGTTTTATTTTTTACAGTAGCAAGTTCTTCAGGAACTTGCGTTACAGACTGTATCTACTACCTGTTACTAACAGACTGTAACAGAATGAAAACGGGACAGGACTAATGACTTTTAACAAGGGTACTACTAACCCAAAAACCGTAGCAATGGCAGGAGCAAAGGCTAAAGTTTTAGCCCTCGTGGCCGAAGGCCACTCTGTCCACAAGGCTATGGAGATGTGCGGGAAGAAGCCCGACACCGTCCGAATCTGGTGCCTACGAGATAAAAAGTTTGCCGCCGATTTAGCCGAGGCTAAGGAGACCGCAAAGGATGCTTCCCTTGCCTCACTGGGTATCCCAAAAGAGGAAATAGACTTTCCTAAGTTCTCCGAGATATTTTTACAACAGAGGGTATTCCCTCACCATATGGATTGGATTGACCTACTAGAGGGTAGGGAGCCTACTTGGCTCCACCCTAGTATGGTTTACGAAAAGGCTGACCCAACACGTCTGCTAATTAACGTGCCACCTGAGCACGCCAAGAGCACAGTCATCACCGTAAACTACTCCACATATCGTATCGCCCTCAATCCAAATGTCCGCATCATTGTGGTTTCTAAAACGTTAATCAAAGCACGCGAGTTCGTGTACGCAATCAAGCAGAGACTCTCCCACCCAAGATGGTTAAAGTTGCAAACAACTTTTGGACCAGAGGGGGGTTGGAAGGAAGACTCAGATACTTGGCGAGTTGATACCGTTTACCTTGGGGGCGATGCCCGAAATTCATCAGAGAAAGACCCAACCATCCAAGCACTTGGTATGGGTGGACAGATTTACGGAGCACGTGCTGACCTCATCATTCTTGATGACTGCATTACTACAGCAAACGCTCACGAGTTTGATAAGCAAATCAATTGGCTACAAAAAGAAGTTATTACCCGTTTGGGTAAGAACGGTAAGTTACTAATCGTAGGGACACGAATTGCACCGCAAGATTTCTACAAAGAACTCAGGGAAAGCAAACACTGGTCTGGTGGTAAAAGCCCTTTTACTTATATGGGTATGCCTGCTGTATTGGAATATTCGGAAAAGCCGCAAGACTGGAAAACGCTCTGGCCTAAGTCGGACGCTCCATGGGATGGGGATTCTGAGGTTCCTGACGAAGAAGGATTCTTTCCAAAGTGGGATGGTAAAGCGCTAGCCAAAAGGCGTAGCGAAGTAACACCCTCAACATGGGCGTTGGTTTACCAACAAGAAGATGTTCAAGAAGATTCTATATTTCCACCTGCGATTGTCCAAGGTTGTATTAACGGACAGCGCAAACGCGGCCCGCTGAAAGCGGGTGCCGTGGGACATCCCTCGCACATTGAGGGGTATACGATAATAGGGTTTGACCCCGCAATGGGCGGGAATGCCGCGTTTGTGGTGACTACCTACAATAGACATGACAGCAGGATATATGTCATTGACTGTGTCAATATGTCAGAACCTACACCACAGAAGATTCAAGAAACCATTGAGCAATTGGTTGATAAATACAAACCACAGGAACTAAGGGTTGAGATTAACGCTCACCAAAAAGCCTACTCATTAGATGATGATTTAAGAAATTGGCTTGCAGCGTATGGGTGTAGATTAGAGTCTCACTTTACTGGCAAGAACAAATGGGATTCTAACTTTGGTGTAGCAGGTATGTCTATGCTAATGGGAACTTTAAGAGATGATAAGTTCCAAAAGAATAACGTTATTGAGTTTCCTTCTACGGAACACTCAGAGGGTCTGAAGGCACTAGTCCAACAGTTAATAACTTGGAAGCCTAATACCCGTGGTAAGACTGACTGTGTTATGGCGTTGTGGTTTACCGTGCTTAGAGCAAGGGAATTTATGCAACAGTCCAGCACTATAAGCAGATATGCCAATAACCGCTGGGCAACCAGAGCGCAGAAGGATAGAAGATTCTCAGTTAATTTAGACGAAGCCTTTGCAGAGCAATGGCAAGACATATACGGATAAGGACAAGATATGCCAAACCCAATCAAGGCTGTAAAGGCTGTTAGCAAACTTACTACTGGTAAAGCAAAGTCTATTAGAAAACGTGAAGTTGCAAAAAATAAAATGTCGCCACAATTGACATCAACAAAAGCCAAGTTAGCAAAAGCAACATCTAATAAAAAAATTAATAAAGCAGGAGCAAGCGCTGGTAATGATTTTAAAAATATGCGTAAAGATTTTGCTAAAGTTGCAAAAAAACAAGGTAAAGCAATTAATCCAAAATCTAATTTTCCTTGGTATGCAAATGACCTTCCTAAAGTTCCAGTAAAGAAACGTAGCAAATAATGGCTAAGTCTAAGAAGATGAATCTTGGTCCTACCAAGAAAGTAAAATCAGTAAAAGGTGTTGGAGTAGTTAGTGATTTATTTATTCCTAAGACTCCTGCTGATGCTGCTTTGTATGCAGTTCCTTATGGTAAGGCTGCCCGTGCAGTAGGTGGTATTGCTAAAAAGGGTGCAAGGTTTGTAGGTAAGACTTACAGAAACATGGGTAGATAATGGCTGTTTCAAAGATTGCAAAGATTATTGCTAAGAAACGTGCTGCTGATATTGCTAAGAAAAAAGTAGCAAAGATACCTGCAGGTCAAGCCCGTAAAGTTGCTAGAGAAGAAATGCGTGGAAGTAAAAGTACTGGTAGAAAAATTTCTAAAAGAACTGGTCTTTCTCAATATGAAAAATCAATGGTTCAACAAAAGTTTCCAGTTGAAAGAAGAGAGCGTGGTCGCTCTATTAAACCAAAAGATGTTATCTTTGGTAGAGTAGTTGCAAAAGAAGAAATGCGTAGAGGACTATCAAATCCTCCTACTAGCCGTGGTACATCAAAGCGTGGCCCAGTTCAATTAACTCGTGGTTCTTCAATTGCTAAGCGTTCAGAGGTTGAAGAAGTAGCAGCAAAGCGTTTAGCAAAGCAAGAAAGAAGACAAAAGTTAGAGGGCATGCTTAAGAAGATGGACCCTGCTGACAGAAAACGTTTTGAAGCAAGAGCGCAAGTTAAAAGAGCAATGCGTGAAGAGGCTGCTGGTAAAACTAAATACGGTATGGACATAAAGTCTCCTCGTGAAAGAATGGACGAAAAAGTTGTTGAACGTGCCAAAGAACTTACCGCTCAAGAAAGAAATGAAATATCTAAAAAACAAGCGTTAGAGTTTGCACAACGTAAAGAATCAGATAGACGTGCCGCAGAAGGTCTTAAGGCAAGAGATAAAATGATTAGAAATAAAATGAAAAATATGTCACCAGACCAAAAACGTAGATATTTAAATTATCTTAAGGAAAGTGGTTGGTAATGCCTAATCCTAAAAAAGTAATTAAAGTTATCAAGACCGCTAAAAAGGCTGCAAAGAAAAAAGAAACACCTAAACAAAAAACTTATAAAATTCGTGGTGCCCTTGCTAAGAGAGATAGAGAATTAGAGGCAGGTGACGGTGGAGGTAAAGCATCTCCTGAGTTTATTGCTAAGTTAAGAAGACAAACGTTTCCTCATTTATACGAATAAGGGTAGGTAGATAATTGTTAAGTATTGAGCAAATTTCAGCGAGAGTTGATTCTCTTAAACACCGTGCTGCTGACAAAGATGCTAGAGCACAAGATGTACTTGCTGTCCGTAAAGGCAAGATTGCATCTGTATATCCAGAGTTTTTTCCAGAGGGTGTAGATGCAAACGTAGTTGCTAACTTTATTGACATTGTTGCTCGTGACTTGTCAGAGGTTATGGCACCACTACCTGCAGTCAATTGTTCTGCTGCTAATCAAGTTAGTGACCGTGCTCGTTCTTTTGCTGACAAGCGCACTCGTATTGCTTCTAACTATTTTGCTCATTCAGATTTACAAGTACAGATGTACACAGGTGCAGACCACTACATCACATTCGGTTTCGTCCCATTCATAATTGAATTAGACGAAGAGGCTGGGCTGCCGCGTATTCGAGTAGAAAGTCCAATTGGGGCTTACCCAGAGTTTGACCGCTACGGACGCTGCATTGCCTTCGCTAAAAGATATGAACTATCAATTGCTGAGTTGGTATCTCAATTCCCAGAGTACGAAATGGAACTTTTGGGTAGAGAAGGATATCGACAAGATTTAAATGCAAGGGTTGACTTTGTTCGTTATTACGATAAAGACCAATCTTTAATTTATGTTCCTAGCCGTAATAACCTAGTTCTTTCACAAGCGGTTAATCCACTTGGAAAGATGATGGTTGTTGTTGCTAGACGACCAAGCGTTGATGGTGAAATGCGTGGACAATTTGATGACGTCCTAGGTATCCAACTGCTTCGTAATAGGTTCGCATTACTTGCGATGGAAGCAGCAGAGAAATCTGTTCAATCACCAATTGTTGTTCCGCAAGATGTTCAAGAAATGGAATTTGGTGGCGATGCTGTTATCCGCACTACCAATCCAGCAGGTGTACGCCGTGTAGAACTACCTATACCTAGTGGTGCATTTACTGAACAAACATTACTACAACAAGAGTTAAGAACTGGAACTCGTTATCCAGAGTCACGTACTGGTAATCTTGATGCAAGCATTATTACTGGTCAAGGCGTTCAAGCCCTTATGGGTGGCTTTGATACACAAGTTAAATCTGCTCAGGCTATCTTTGCCTCAGCACTTAAAGATGTTATATCAATCTGCTTTGAAGTAGATGAAATATTCTTTGACTTTGAAAAGACAGTTCGTGGTGTAGATGCTGGTTCTCCTTACAGCATTGATTACAAACCATCAAAAGATATTAAGAATGATTACTCAGCCGATGTCCGTTATGGCATGCTTGCTGGTCTTAATCCAGCACAGGGACTTATCTTTATGCTACAGGCATTAGGCGCTAAGATTATTTCTAAAGATATGGTTATGCGTGAACTACCATTTGGTATTAACGTAACTCAAGAACAAGAAAAGATTGAGATTGAAGAAATGCGTAACTCATTACTGGGTGCGCTAGGGGCATATACTCAAGCAATACCTCAAATGGCTACACAGGGAATGGACCCATCTGATATCATTATGAAAATTTCAGATGTAATTAAAGCCCGTCAAAAGGGAGTAGCACTTGAGGATGCAGTTGAAGAAATCTTCAAGCCTGAAGAATTACCTCCTGCTGGCGCTCCTCAGGTTGAGCAAATGTCCCCTGCTCCCGTTGCTCCAGTAGGAGGCATCTCATCACCAGAGCAAGGCGGCGGACTACAAAGTCTTCTATCTAGTTTAACCTCTGGTGGACAGGCTAGTGCAAGTGCAAGGACAGTTGTAAGAAGATAAGTTAGAAGGGGACTATGACTGCCATTGTAGGTATTCAAGGAAAAGGCTGGGCTGTTTTAGGCGCAGACTCAATGACTACATATACAGACAAACCATATGTAGCCAAAGGCTGTGAAAAGATAGTCAAGGTTAATGAGTATTTAGTTGCAGTAGCAGGTGATGCTATAGCAGGAGATATTCTTAATAACTTATGGCAACCACCTAAAGTAATTAAAACGCAAGACCCAGATAGATTTATGATGATTAGAGTATTACCATCTATAAAACAAACTCTAACTGAAGCAGGTTATGACCCAGCACCTAAGAATAAAAATGATGATGATTCTGGATGGGATGCATTAATCTGTTTTAATGGAAAGTTATATCAAGTAAGTGATGATTATGGATTTATGCGGGACGATAAAGGTTTGTATGGAATTGGTGCAGGTGGGTCTTTAGCCCTTGGTGCACTAGCAGCAATGGAATCAGAAACAAGGACACACGCCAAAGCATCAAGCGCTGCTAAGAAAGCAGT